CTTGTAGCGCCTGACGATGATGTCGCCAGCCTTCCACCACGGCTGCAACTCGCGCTCAGACAGATTGATTTCCTCAATCCATTTGGTAACGAGGTCAATGCCGTCTTGATTTTCGAGTTCGTCGGGAAGCATAGCCCCTCGCAAGCGTTCAGGGGAACATATCGTGCGCGGGTCCGCTTGTCGATAGAACGATCATGCGCGTTCGTAACCCGTATGCACTGGTTGGTTAGCTAACAGGTCATCCCACGTCATATCGCGAATGCCCTTGATTGGCGCGTCTGCCGCCTTGGCTTCCGGCTTAATCTCACGATAGGCCATAGCTAGGTATCGAAACGCATCCGCAGCGTGGCTGGTCCAGTCGTGCTTAGGGCCATCGCGGAACACGCGGGCCTTGTCGTCATAGTCCGCGCGATACTGGCGCAGGCACTCCAGCCCAGCCTTGCACTTCTCGCGGTCGAACCAAATGCGCGGCAACAGAACGCGACCGGCGTTAATACCGTCCAGCACCTTGTGATTAGGAACCAGCTTGGGCTTGAGCTTGAGCGTCAGCATCGTCTCAATCCTGGTGCGGCCCGTGCCTAGTTCCCTGACCCTCGCGTCATGCGGCACCCAATCCGTTTCGTATTTGTAAGGCTTGGCTTGTAACACCTTGGCGTAATGCTCGATGCTTTCGCCGCTGGCCTCATAGAAGTCGATGACCCTGATTTCCGACCCGTGAGCCTGCCAGAACCAGATCGCCGTGCTGTCGCCTATGCCCAAATCCCACGTCGTATATACAGGCAGGGCCGGGTCATATGGAACGTCTGTGATCCGTCCAGCCCGCTCGCTTTCAGCCATGTCCTTGCCGTAGTAAGCGCCAATGATTGCCGCCTCGAACGAGCATTCAAACTCTTGCTCATACTGTTCCGGCGTCATTTCCTTTGCAGCAGCGGCCAATTCGCCTTGCGGCAGGATGCCTGTCTCGCTGGCTGGCAGGAAAAACGGGAACCAATCCGGGTCCGTCTTAGCTCGCTCAAACAGGTCAAAGAACGCATTGCGCCCCTTTGGCGTCCCGATGAACGTAGCTGTTCCCTGTCGGTCAGCCAGCATCGGGCGAATGATGGAACCAAAGATGCCGGGATACATATCCGCATACTCGTCCAGCGTGGCATCATCCAGGTAGCCACCACGCAGGGCATCCGGGTTGTCAGCGCCGTAAATCTTGATGCGCTTGCCGCCTATCAGTTCCACATACAGTTCTGATTCGTTCGGCGGCTTTGCCCAGATCGGCTGGCTGTATCGTTTCAGATACTCCCATGCCACGTCCTTAGCTTGCTTCAGGTAGGGCGCAAGATAGGCCGCTCGATAGTGGGGCTTGTCGGACACCACCGCATTGCGGATCATGTCGTTTATGCAAGCCACCGTCTTACCGCAGCGCCTGTGCGCCACCCCGATGGCAAAGCGTTGTGTCCGGTTATGGAACGGCAGGAACACCCGGCGAGGGGCGTAAGGGATTACGCGGGTTTCAGCCATGACACTTGCACTGGCCCACCCTCAGAGCCCGTTAGCTCTGTTTTGTCGGTCTGCCCAAGGTGGTTCTTGCCAAGCCAGATAGCCATCGTCGCATTGTTCTCAGCCATCCGCCATTGATGACGGCGCAAAGAGATGCGGCCTTTGCCCTTGCCTTCTTCTAGCGCCTCGCGGGCCTCAGGGTTATCGGTCAGGAACTTGAGGAACGTCGGCTCACTTACCGAGAAGAACGCCGCGCCTTCCTTTGTCGTGCATTGAATCTGGCCTAGCCCCTTAAGCGATGACATCGTCTCAGCGGTCGGCTGAATTTTCGTCGTTCCTTTAGGGCGTCCCATCTTTTTATGCGCTAAAGGTTTGTCCTCCATCACGCGGCTTCCTTCGCGTCTGTTTTGGTTCGCAGATCATCAAACAGGCGACCGTCCTCATGGACCGCTTTCTCACCCGTAAAGTCCTGCCAGCGGATAACCGCGACATCGACATAGGCGGGGTTAAGCTCAATCGCGTGGATTGACCGGCCCGTCATTTCCCCAGCGATAATCGTGGTGCCGGACCCGCTAAACGGCTCGTAGACCGCCTGTCCTGCGCTGCTGTTGTTCTCAATCGGCCTCTTCATGCACTCGACGGGCTTCTGGGTGCTGTGGCCGGTCTCGGATTTCCGAGGCTTCTCGATGTCCCAGACAGTCGTCTGTTTCCGACCGCCAACATAATGGCCCACCCTACCTTTACGGACCGCATACCAACAAGGCTCATGCTTCCAGTGGTAATCGCCGCGTCCAAGCAGCATCGAGCTTTTGTTCCATATAATCTGAGTGCGAACAATCAAATCGCAGGACGCAAGACTCTGGGCTACCGATGCGGCGTGGAGCCCAGCATGCCAAACATAAGCAACGTCCCCCGGAAACAACGCCCACGCCTCGCTCCAGTCGGCTCGGTCATCATTGAGGACTTTGCCTGTTGCGGCGCCCGGACCCGCTTTGTTAACGCCGCGATCTTGACGCCAACTCGCGTCATATTCCACTCCATAGGGCGGGTCCGTCACCATCAGGTGCGGAGTCACGCCGTTCAGGCACTTGGCCACCGTGTCCGCGTCGGTGCTGTCACCGCAGACAATTCGGTGCTTTCCCAGAACCCAAACGTCACCAAGAACGCTAACGGGGTCGGCTGGCGGTTCGGGCGTTTCGTCGGGATCGGTCAGGCCCTCAGTCTTTTCGGCAAGCAGGGCCGCAAGTTCGTCGTCGGTAAACCCGACCAGGCCCATGTTAAAATCTTCGGCCGCAAGCTCCTGAAGCTCCAGCCCGAGCATTTCGCTATCCCAGCCCGCATTCAGGGCCAGCTTGTTATCCGCGATAATCAGCGCCCGCTTCTGCGTCTCTGACAAATGGTCGAGAACGATACACGGGACTTCCGTTAGGCCCAGCTTACGCGCCGCCAGCAAACGACCGTGACCGGCAATGATGCCGTCTGCGCCGTCGATCAGGACCGGGTTAGTCCAGCCAAACTCTCGAATTGACGCCGCAATCTGCGCTACTTGAGCGTCGCTATGTGTCCGCGAGTTGCGGGCGTATGGAACCAGGGCGGCAACTTGCCTAAGACTAATCTCTGGGCGACCGCCTGCCATGTGTCCTCAGTCTGGTTTTGCGTCTAGGCTTAAGCCGTAGCGGGGCCGTAGAGCGGGGTGAATAATGCCTTAAGGGTCTTGGCGGGTCAAGCCGTGATTATTCCGCCATCCACTCGCCAGACAGCGCCTTGAAATCAGGCCGCTCCGTAAACGGCTCTCGCCACATTGCAGGCTCAACCCAGCACACTTTGTTATTCGGGAAAGCGCCTATCGTGCCGTCATCCATTTCCATGACGTGCAGGTGCTTGTGTTGCTCGCTCATGTCGGCCAGCGATGAGCCGGTGAAGTCGATTGAAAACCGATACCGGGCACCGCGCCGGTCTGGCAGAATCTGCGCCTTCATGCGGCGATTGAACTCAAACGCGTGAACGCCAAACTCGCTTGAGAAACAGTCCCACGGCTGGACATAGGTGTAATCCACCGCCTCATTCGGAGCGCGGGGCCTGTCGGGTATCTTCCAGCAGAAAGCCTCAATGGGAGCGAGGAACCCAGCCCCGGCGCCATATTCGGTCAGGACGCATTGGAACTCTAGCGACTTGCCTTGAACCACACGGAGGCCGTGGATGACGCACGGGAGATACTGCCCGTGTCCGTCCTCTAGGTCGCGCGTGTATTCCTTGCGGATGTAGCCGTGGAAGAAGCGGTCGAATGATCCGATTATGAACATGATTTTTCCACTCGTTCGATCCGTTCAAGTTCGTCTAATACGTCAGCCGCTATCTCTTTGGCTGTGCGGTGCGCTGTCTGGGCTTGGCGGGATGTTGTGCCGGGTAGTCTGCGGAATATCACGGCTGCCAACCTGTCTGCTTTTTCAAATCGGGTCACTCTGGCTGGTCACTCCACTTTATGCCGTTTCGGTTGCCCCACTCGTAAACCAACGAGAGCAAGCCGGTAAATTCCTCAACGCTTAAGCTAGACGATGAGCGGCCTAATCCAACCATTCCGGTGCCGTCCAAGTTCGGGACCATGCGCGTCTCACGGTCCAGGGCGTCCATAAACAACAGTTTGTAATCGTCCGGGGACAGTTTGAGGCCGTGATAAGGTCGCTGCTTCGCAATGTCCCCGAGCGCGGCCCATAGGGCGCTATTCTGGTCGATGCTTCGTGTTGGGCCATGAAAGACTACCTTGCTTCCTGCGGTGACGCCCTGCGCCCATTTGCTGGCCTTGTCTCGGTCAGCTTGTGAACGCAGGGTGATAACGGCACGGTCAGACACAGTTTACCACGGCGTGTTGTCGTCAAACGGGTCAACGCGACCAGCCGGACCGCTAAACTCCCGATTGCTGATAGGCGCATCAATCTGGCGAGCGGGCTTGATTTGACCGCCAAGCATCGTGCCGTATTGACCCTTCGCCCAGACTGCTACTTCCATCTTGACGACATCACC